GCCCAACACCAACGTGACGCCGCCTCAGGAGTCGCAGAAACTGCGCGAGCAGGAAGTCGAAGCGATCCACGCCGCGACACGATACCCCTTCGATCCGGCCATTCATCAGCCCAGGGCTCCGCAGGCACCGTGGGCCGACGCTGCCTTCGGCGAAGCCCGAGAAACGCCGGTGCAGGAAGCGCAAGCCGAGGCCGACGAGAAGGCCGGCGACCTCGAGGAGAAACAGCGCCAGGAGCGTGAAAAGCTCCAGGCTGAGGTTGATCAGAAATTTGGCGCGCTGGCAGAGAAGCAGTTCAAGGAGCGCGAGCAGCTAAATCAGCAAACTCGGGACGCAAACCAAAAAGCCCGCGACGAGCAGGCGCGGCAGGCGGCGGAAGCAGCCGCGCGCAATCCGCAGCCGGTTGTCGTGCCGGTCGCCGCGCCGCCTCCGCACAGACCGCCGGAAAAGGGACCGGCAGCGGAGCAGCACAGCAAACCACCGGAGCACAAGAAGTAGTAATCGTCTCTCGCATCGCGCGGCCCATCGCTTCCTGGCACGGACGGCGGGCCGCGTAAACGTGAACCCACCCCAGTTCAAACGGGAGAGCCAATCATGGCTGTTGATGTTTTCTCAACGGATGTTCTGACTGCCGTGCTCCAATCGTTGCTGGGTAACCCGCAGTTTTTGCTGGATCGCTATTTCGGCATCACCCAGGCAGAAGCGAGCGAGCAGATTCATTTCGACGTGCTACTCGGCAAGCGGCGCGTCGCGCCATTTGTTTCGCCGCTGGTCGAAGGCCAGATCGTTGCCTCGCAGGGCTTCGTGACCAACACGTTTAGCCCGGCGTATATCAAGGACAAGCGCGTCTTCGATGCGAACCGCCCGCTCAAGCGCATGGCCGGTGAGCAGATCGGTGGCACCCTCTCGCCCGGCGACCGGCTGCGCGCGCTAATCGCTTACGACATGCAGGACCAGTTAAACATGCTGCGCCGGCGTCTCGAGGTGATGTGCGGCGAAGTGCTATGCACCGGCAAGTCCACCATTAGCGGCGACAAATACCCCACCACGGTGGTTGACTTTCAGCGCTCGGCATCGCACACCTTCACGGCCAGTCCGCTGTGGAGCGGGGCTGCGGTGAAGCTGGACAACTTGATGGATTGGGCCAATATCGTTCTACAGGACACCGGCGTATTCCCCTCAGACGTGATCATGACGACGGATGTGTGGAAGGTGTTCCGCAGCGACACGAGCGTCATGAATATCCTGAATACCTACCGCAAATACACCGAGGAACCCTCGGTCGATTACATGGCGACGATCACCGAGGGGGGCGTCCTGATGGGCACGATTGAAGGCTTCAACATCTGGGCCTACAGCGGGTGGTACGTCGATCCGGTGACCGGCTCGGAAGTGCCGATCATACCGGCGGGCACCGTAATCATGACCTCGCCGGCGCTAGAGGGCGTGCAGGCCTACGGCGCGATCCGCGACGAAGAGATCGGCTTGCAGCCGGTGCCGTACTTCGTCAAGTCGTGGCTTCAGAGCGACCCGTCGGTGCGGTACGTGATGTTGCAGAGCGCGCCGATCATGGTGCCCTACCGGCCCAATGCGTCGATCGCGATCAAGGTTCTATAAAGCTCGCGTGCCAGCGGGACGCGCGGCGCGCCTCCGAATCGATGACTGGGGGTTTGGGGGCGCGCCGGCGCAGAAGAAACTTACATGAGCAATCCGTTTATCAAAGACTACCTGCCGCACCTGTTCTGGCCGGCCGAGATCCAAACGTTCGGCACCAAGGTGACCTACGTCCCAGTCTCCAACCCGCTCGACGAAGCGACGGTAAAGGTTCTGTGGAAGGAGGGCGCGAGCGACGAAGAAGTTTCGCCCGGCCGCTATAGCCACATCGATGTGCGGGACGCTGACCTGCCGGCGCCTCCGGCCTTAGGCGACGCGGTGCAAAAGGACGAGCGGCAGTATCAGGTGGTGCGCGTCGAAGCGCTGGCTATCGGCTTTTCGGTCCTGGTGCTGCAAGAGAGCGGATCGGCGGTATGACATGGCCAATCAGGTAAAAATCAGCGTGACCAAATCGGGGCGGATCCGCGGTCCGAACTTGAGCGATCTCCAATTGAAGGCCATCGGCGACCGCATGGTCGCCGAGCAAAAGGCGCGTTGGGCGAAAGCGACGGACGCCGCCGGTCAGCCGGCGAAGAAGCTCTCGGTGCGCTACGCCATCATCAAGCAGAAATACACTCATAAGCGGCCCGTGCGGGACATGGTCATGACCGGCAAGACGCTGGCGAATTTCACGCTGCGCAAGGCCGCCGACGGCAGGATCAGAGCCGAGAACACGACGCGCCTCGAGCGGCAGAAGGCGATGCGCGCCAACCAGTACGACCAGATGATCGGCTTCGCGGTATCGGACGCCCAGGCGGTGTTCGACGAGACGCAGAAGCAATACGGACAGTACGTGAACAAGGCCTGGATACCGATAGGGCCGACCAACCGCCGGCCGTCCACGCTGAATGCGTTTTAACTATGCGGCATTTATCGGATCTGGTTAACGCGATGGTGACCAAGCTCTCGAACATCCCCGAGCTTATGGCCGTCCTCGCTCCCGAAGATCCGATCGTGGGCTACGTCGACCTGAACCCGATACGCAACTCAGTAGAGAAGGCTATCTATCAAATGCAGCCGGGACAGGTCTTCGTGAATTGGACTGATACGAACCTGGACGAAGGACAGATGAGCAGGTGGTCGCATTCGATGGAGATTTGTGTGCGCAGCCTGCCAGGCGCATCGGACATGGATTTGGTGGACGTGATCATGGAGGGCGTGCCGCAACCCGGCGACGGCCTGATCTGGCTCAGGTGTCCCATCCTGGATGGCCTGCTGCCGACCAATGTGAAGAAGATCGAGCGCCGCACCGATTCCGAATACGTTGACTATCTGGTGATCATGACCGAAACGGCCGAAACGGGTGACTGGCCAAACCCATGAATAAGGAGATATAGCTATGGCATCGCGCAATCCTGAACCGACGGACGTGCCCACCGGCGCGCCGCCGCCACCGCCGCCGCCCGGAGTGCAGCCGTTGACAACCACATCCTGCCCGGCCAACATCCAGGAAACTCAGATCGCGTTCGGCTTCAAGCCGCAGACCGACGTGGCGACAGCCAACCTGCTGACCGACATCTGGAGCCTAACCAAGGTGAATCCGGCGCTCTCTACGGTCAATCCGGTCACAGAAACCAACGCGCTCGACATCGGCAAGGGAAACGAATTTCCGAGCCAGGTGTTTCCGAGCTACCAGGACGCCGCCGTGACGCTCGAGAAGTACGTCTCGAGCGAGTTTATGGCGTGGCTGTTCTGCTTCACCACCGGCAAGGCAACGAAAACTCCGGCGGGCACGGGCTTCACCTACGCGGCAGTACCCAACGACCCAACGGTGAATTGCATCAATTTGCCGTGCTTCACCTACGACGAACTGCTTCGCGCCGCACCTAATTCGGTTATCGATCGCGCGCTCGTGGGATGTGTGGTGGGGAGCTTCACCATCACCATGTCCAGCGGGCCTGGCCGCGCGAATTGCCGCGTAGCTTGCACGCTGCCCAGCACGGGGCGCGTGCAGTCTCCCGGTCTCACTCCATTACCGGCGGTGACGCTGGAGCATTTTCTCAACGCGGCCGGCGCCACGATCACTATCAACGGCATCGATTACGTGCTCTCGATGACGTTCATCAGCCTGGAGTTTGGGTGGAACAACAACGTGAGATTGGATAGCGGGTTCTATCCCGGCTCAGGCACACAGAACGGCTACGCGGTGAGGGGCCGCATGGAGTACGGCATTCGCGAGATCACGCTCAGGTTCGTCGCGCGGGCGCAAAAGGGATCGACTGAGTACAACAACCTCATCAACGGCGTTGAAGGCCCGGCGACGTTCGGCGTGCAGGGGGCGCTCATCAGCGGGGCGGTGTACCACGGCTTCACGATCACGATGCCGCGCACGCGCATGCAGAGCGTGGTAAACGGCGACGACGCAAACATTGTGACGGTAGAGTGCGCAGTGACAGCCTTGCAGCCTACCGACGGTGTCACGCCGATCATCACCATGTCGGCGACAACGACCAAAGACGCGATTCTAGGACTTTAGCCTATGTTCGATGTAGACACAGAAACAACCATCACCAGGCCGCTTCGCACCGAGGCGCAGGGCTTGACGGACATTACGGTGCGCTGGCCAACCGATCAGGAGTGGGCCGATCACCGCCGCCGCCGCAAGGTCATCCGGCGGGATCTGGGGCGCGGCAGCTTTGAGAACGAGGTAGACAACGCAGACGGCGACGCCAAGCTGTTCGAGGCGATAAAACAGAACGGCGCGCCGCCGCTGACCGGAGCCGAGGCCAGCCAGGTGATCGAGTGGCTGGGCTTGTGCAATGTGGTGGACGTACAGTTGGGCGCGCAGGAAGCTGAGGTCGAGCTGGTGACCAATCTGGGCGAGGTGAGGCACCAGCTGCGCATCCCCACCTACGAAGAAGTGCGCAAGCTGAATCGCAGCACCCGGATGATTAGCCTGCCGTTCAATCGCTTCGAGGTGCGCACTTATCTCGAGGCGGGGGCCGAGCTTTGGGACAAGTGCAACGGGCGCGGCGAAGGGTACAAGAGCGTGGTGCCGAGCCTGCACAAAGACACGGTCATTCGAGCGGTGATCGAGGCTATCACGCAGGAAGCGTCGCCGCGCCATGACGAAGCAAATTTCTAATGGGCGGCGGCTGGCCGGAGACGCCGTCGCCGAAGTTCATCTTTCACCGGATGCTTCGACGGGGCGACCTCTGTCCCGGCCCGCAGGAGTGCCCCGAGGTGCTCACGTTCAATCCGTGGGCTACCGCCGAATCGCCCCGCTGCATGGACTGTCCGCTCACGCTGCTCGACGAGTATCTGGCGAAAGGTGGCGGCCAGCTGATCGGGCAGGTGATCGATCTGGATTTTGCATTGCAGGCGGGGGTGACAATTAGTTCCAGCGAGATCACATACCAGGAGTTTTTGTTGTTGCGGCAGCTTGCCGACGAGCGGCAGCGTTACCAGGAAGAAACGATGAAAAAGGCGTCGCGCCATGGCCGCTAACAACATATACATCCAGGTCGATTTCAACTCCCAGCAGGCGCAGCAGAACGTCAACGCGCTGAATAGCGCGATCCAATCCACCGGCACCACAGCGCAAAAGTCATCCACGCAAGCGACCAACGCGGTTAATTCCGTAAGCGTGGCCGTCAAGCAAACCACCCAGGCCTTCGGCGAACTGGCCACGGCTCTCGCGGACCTGGGGATCGCGCGCTGGGTCAGTTCCATGGTCGAGGTCAGCGCCGAGATCGGGCGCGCCCAGCAAATGATGACCTTGTTCACCGGGAGCGCCGACGACGCGCGCAAGGTCTTCGAGGAGATTCGCGCGATAGCGCAGCAGAGTCCGTTCCACTTCAAGGATCTGGAGAACGCGGGGCGGCAGCTGCTGGCCTTCGGCATGACCGCTAAGGAAGTGCCCGGAACGCTGAAGGCAATCAGCGATCAGGTGGCCGCGATGGGCGGCGACTTCGAGCAGGTTGCATCGATCGTGCGTATCTTCGGGCGCGTGATGGAGAAGGATGCGGTCGGCGCGATGGACCTGATGCGCCAGCTGCCTCAGCGCGGCGTGGATGTCATGAAGGCTCTGCAAGCCGCGATGAGCGCGCAGCTCCACGAGAAGGTGACCAAGGAGGACGTTCAGAGATACATCAAGGAAGGCGTGCTCGACCCCATGGAAACGCTGCGCGTCATGACCGACGCAATGGCGGCGAAGACCAAGGGCGCTGGCGCGAAAATCAACGACGCTGCGCAGGCCTTCAAGACCCTGGGCGATAACATCCTATACGCGACGGCCCAGTTCTTCGGACCGAACGGCTTCGGGCCGGCGTTGACTAAGCTGGCGCGGCACATTCAGGAATTGATCATTCCACTCGCCGCGTTTATGGAATGGCTCAAGCAGCTGCCGGGGCCGGTCAAGGAATTAATCGTTAATCTGACGGCTGGCGCAGCAGCCGTGGCCTTGTTCGCTGGCGCGTGGAAGATTTTTACGACGATCGGCGGACCGGCCATTAAAATCATCGCGGGGTTGTCGAAAGCCCTATGGGGCTTGGTAGTCGCGAACCCAGAGATCCTGGTCGCAATCGCCAGCATCGCAGCCGCGGTCTGGGGGCTCTCGAAACTATTTCCGAAGCAGACGAAAGAAGTCGAAGCCTGGGTTTCGGGATGGGTGGATAAGGTCGGCGCAAAAGCGAAGGAGTTGGCCGGCATCAGCGGACTGTTCGGACCTCCCAAGCAGCAACCGGGCAGCGGCGCAGAGCAGACCAAAAGAGGACCCATTCTGGTCGAATCCGAAGAGAAACTCAAGGAGGTTCAGGAGCAGGTCAATCAATGGAGCGACGCGGCGGGGAAAACGCTCCTTCAAGCTCTCAGTTCCCCCGTGGAAGCCGTGACCCTCAAGTACGCGGAGCTATTCACCAAGCTCGATAAGCTGCTGCATGACAAGGTCATCAGCCAGGAACACTCCGACCAGCTGCGCGCGCAACTCGGCGCGGCGCAACGGATGGAGATGGACGCCAAGGTCTTCGAGAAGGAGAAACAGCACATCGCCGAACGAGCCAAGCTCGACGCCGAGTACGTGAAGGGGTCTTACGAGGCGCGGATCGCCTACATCGAAGCGTTAGACGCCCAGGATTTGCGCGGCAAGGTGAAAGCCGTCGACCAGATCACCGAGCTGCGCATCGACGCGGCGAAAGAGGTGGCGCGAGTAGAATCCGACGAATTGCAGGGCGTGTTCGAGCAGCAGAAAAAATACCTCGACCAGCTGGTGGCTTACGGGCTTCTCACGCGCAAGCAGGCTAACGACGCGATTGCGGATCGCCAGCAGGAGATGGTCGATAAGCAGCAGGTGATCGAGCAGAAGGCGATAAACGAGACGGCGAAATACCAGTTGGAGGGATGGAAGCGCGCGAACGATTTAATCATCGAGGACCAGAAGCGCGTCTTCGAAGGCTTCAAAAGCCTGTTCGATCAGGTTTTCGACGCCTTCACGGATAAGACCAAGAGTCTGGGCCAGGCCATCGGCGACATGTTCAAGAAACTCGCGCTGGGCGAGGTGAAGGAATGGTTCAGCAGCCAGCTGGCTGCTGGAGCCACCGCAGCCGCTGGCTACGGACGGCCCGAGGAGCAGCTGGTAAGGGGCGGCGGGATCATCGGCGCGCTATTGCGGCGCGGCATGCCTCCGCGACCGCCAGGGGCACCACCGGAGCTGTACACGCCAGAGCGTGTCCAGTCGAAAGTCGTCGATCAGGTGCAGTCTGCGGTCACTCCCGCGATGGAGACCGCGACCAAGCCGCTCGAGATCAGTTCGCAGGTATTCGCCGCTGGCACCGGGCAGTTCCAGCAAGCCGTAATCGACTTCTCGACTGCCGTGCAGCAGCTGAAGGGAGCGGGCCAGCAAACCGGCGCCGCAGTGCAGATGCAGGGCTCTGCCGACACGGGCGCGGCGGACACCGGCGACGTGTTCAGCCAGGCATCCGCCGCCACGGGCGTTAGCTCCACGCTGCTGCGTTCGGTGGCCCAGGTGGAATCGCGGATGCGTCCCGGCGCGGTTTCGCCGAAGGGCGCAATGGGACTCATGCAGCTGATGCCTGGGACCGCCCGCGATCTCGGAGTGACCAACGCCTTCGATCCGGGGCAAAACGTGATGGGTGGCGCGAAGTACCTAAGCCAGCTGCTGACCCGCTACGGCGGCGACGAGGCCAAGGCACTTGCGGCTTACAACATGGGACCGGGCGCGGTGGACCGCATCATCGGCCGGGGCGGGACGCTGCCGAAATCGGTGCAGGGCTACGTGCGCGCTGTGCAAGCGCTGGAATCCGGAGGCGCGGCGGACCGGCTGGAGGTGGCGGTCCAGGCTGCTCCGCAGCGTCTGTTTGACTGGAGGGCGGGCGTGATGACCGGGCCGCAGAATCCGAACGCGCCGGGGGTTTCGCCGTATTGGGGGCTGGAGCAGCAGGCAGAGGAGGCCGCGCAGCGGCAATTTGGGTTGCCCGCGCCGCCAGTTTTGACTCCCGAGCAGCTGGGCACGGCGACGATTGGGCCAACGGTCGCAGAGCAGGCGATGACCGCAAAACAGAACGAACTGGCGAAGGCAGCTGGCATGGTGTTCCAGGCCGGAGGAGTTGGCACTGGCGGCGGCGCGGAGAAGACGCTCCTGGGCGGTCTGATGAACCTCAAAGGACTAGGGCAAATGTTCGGCATCGGCGGCACTGCAGCGGGCGGCACGTCGATCCGTAGCGTGCTAACTTCCGAAGGCGTCGCCAACCTTGCGCTGATGGGCGGTATGGGCCTGATGAGTGCCGGGATTCAGCACCGGTCTTCAGCCATGCAAATAGCGGGTGGCGCGCTCACCGGGGTCAAGCTGGGCCAGATGCTGGGCATGGGATATCTGCAAGGTCCGCTCATGGGCGCGGGGATCGGCCTATTTAGCGCGGGCGTGCAGAAGGGCGGCCTGGGCGGAATGGCCATGGACATCGGCGGCGGCGCGTTGGCCGGCGGAATGATCGGCTTGCGGTTCGGCGGCCCCATGGGCGCGCTTATCGGGGCTGGCGTCGGCGCGGCCATCGGAGCGGTCACGGGCGCGGTGCGCTTGTTTGTGAAGACTGAGTCCGAGAGGATCCGCCAGCAGATCAAGCAGGTCTATGGGGTGGATATATCCAACTTGCAGATCATCGCCCAGATCAAGCAGATCGTCGATCAGAAGTACGGCGGCAGCGTGTCGGTCGGCGTTCGCAGCCAGGAGGTGCAAGACCTCGTTCGGCTATACGCCCTCTCGACTGGCCAATCGACCACGAACATGCCACGGCCGATGTATGCGGCGACGGTCGCGCAGTCCTCGCAGGGACTGCAGTTGCAGCCGGTCTATCAGGGCGGCGTCCAGGTCCAGAATCCTTACACCGGCACCACCACGTACCAGTACGCCACTGCAGTGGCCTCGGCGCAGGGGATGATGCCCGGGACGAGTCTGGGGGTGCCTGGAGCCTCAGGACTCATCAGCCAGCAGTGGCAGCAGTTGGCGGTGCAGACCATTCAGGGAAACCCCGCGGCGATCGCCATGGCGTCGGCTTCCGCATCGAGGGCCGGCGACAGCCGCCTCACCACCACCGCGGCGATGCAAGAGCCGCTCACGGCTCTAGGCTGAACTATGCCGGGCAATATCATTCCAGCGGCGCCGGCCGACGTGATGCCGGCGAACCTTGCGCGCGCGTTTCACGAGGACATGCATCTCGAGCTCGACATCAACCTGTATCCGGACGGCTCGAGCGACCGCAATGCGCTTGCACTGAATACGCGCCACTACTGGACCATGCAGCAGACGCTGGTCGCGAGCGACTACGCGGCGCTCCGGGCGTTCTTTTACGCGCATCAGGGCCAGCCATTCTACTTCTACAACCTGCGCGAGACGGTGCCACCATTCAGCCACGACCCGACCGGCGGCGATCCGATCGGCCGCTACACGGTGGTCTTCGATGGAGCCTGGTCGGAAACCTACACCTACGAGCGAACCGTTGCTGCTGTCACCGTGAACCTCGGCCTGCGGGAGATCGTATGAGTCTGATCACCCTATTGCCCGGCATCGACACGCGTGACTCCCTTGGCCCGGTGCCGATCCCGACGCCACCCACGATCCCGCCCTTTCCAATCCGTCCGGACTTCGGCACCGGCGCGGACTATCAGCCGCCGATCGTGACGCACACATTCAGCCAGGCGGGGCTGAAGACCGAGCAGCGTTTCCTGATGGCGCCGTTTGGCCCGCGACGCTTCCGCTTCACGAAGAACCATTTGTCCTGCACCGAGTACGACGATCTGCGCGGCCACTGGGAGGAGGCGCAAGGGGGATACGCACAATTCCCGCTGACCGTCTATGAGCCAGGCGGCCCAGCCACCTACACGGTGCGTTACGAGAATCCGACCATCCCGTTCGACTACATGGTGGGTCTATTGGTGCAAGGCCCCGGGATCACGTTTCTCGAGATACCGACCACGACCCAGACCTACACGCCGCGCGTGCGGCTGAACCGTTTCCCTGATAGCTCGCTGACGGCCGCTCTCCAGTCAGAATTTCAGCAGATCATTCCACTGATCGCCATTACGAGCCGCGACGGCAGCGCTCACCTCTATCTGTCCAACCAGCGGTGCTCGGTCAGTGGACACCTCTACCTGCCGCGACTGCTCGACTGGAGCGGCATTTCGCAAACCCTCGGCGAAAGCTCCGACGCGGCGAGCTTCAATTTCGGCAATGCGGACAGCGTCTGGACAACGCTAATCAATCAGGTCAACCTGTACGGGGCTCCGGTTCAGTTCTCGCTATACCACGTGCAGGACAATAGCCTGCTCGATCTGTGGCAAGGCTACGTCACCAACTGGCAATACGACACAAGCGGAAAGTTCCAGATCAATGCCGCAGACGGCGTCTTCCAGATGACCTTGCCGTATCCCTCGCGCAAGATCCTGAGGACCTGCTGGAAGGTCTACAAGGGCCGCTTCTGCCCGTCGACCTCGAGCCTTCCGACCTGCGACAAGAGCTACGCGAACTGCGTCGAGCGTGGCGTCCCGCATTCGTTCGGCGGCGTGATATTCCCGCCCCAGGCCGTGAGGATCAAGGACAACTCGACCGGGGTGTTCGGCTACGGGCGCAGCGGGATGACCAGCGTAAGCGTCGTCAACGACACGGTCTACCAGCGGCCGTTGCAGGAGGTCTTTACCGACGTGCAGATGCTGGTCAGCTGCGATGTCGCCGAGGGTCGCGACGAATCGGATTTCTACTCTGCGCTGGGAGTGATCGGCGAGGGGCCGCTGTCCACCATGGACAGCAATCTCATCCGGCACACGCTTGATGGACAGCCGCCGCACGATCCGCTGAATAACGGCGGCTGGCGCTACATGCTGGGCAATGACCCATCGAACCCGAATGACTTCGTGGGCATCACGCAGGCGCCCTGGAATGTCGCTCCACCCGGATCAACCTACGCCGGCGGCACCGCCATGGCCGAGATCCGGCGCACTGACGATAAAGGCCTTCAGCTTTCTTCGGTATCCGATCACGCCATGATCGTGAGCGTTACCGGAGGCCTGGGCGGATGGTATTGGACTGCACCGGGGAGCCGTTTCTGGATGCAAGCCATGCACAACCCCATCTGGATCGCCATCAACGTCTACCTGCGGGGGCGAGGCCTGCGCGTCGATCCCGGCCAGGAGTTTCTCGTTTCGGCGGCTCAGATGGAGAGCTACTTCGACGTGAACCAGGCCATCGAGATGGCCGCGATCTGCGACACGACAGTTCCAGTTCTGATCGGCTCCGGCACTGAATTGCAGTTCCCGTTCCGCGGCGTTCTGAAGGAACAGAAGCCGCTGCGCGACTGGCTGCGGGAGATTCTCAACTGCTGCGCCGGCACATTCGTGTTCGCCAACGGCAAGCTGTTCCCGATCATTCGTGTGAACTCGAGCGTGCTCGCCGGCAATGCCTTCACCGAGGCAACGATTCTGTTCCGGTCCTTGAGCGTTTCACCGCTGCAACCGGCCTTCAACTGGCTGGTCGGCCAGTTCGGCGATGCCGAGTACGGGTGGCAACTGAACAACGCCACCATCTACGACATCGACAATGCGGCCTTTCTTGGCACTCCGGAATCGCCCCAGTACCTGGTGCAGAACCTTAACTTCGCGGGCGTCTCGAACCTCAGCCAGTGCGCGCGCCTGATCACTACTCGCCTGCGCGAAGAGATCGGCGGCCTGGTGAACGGCAGCGGGCCGCATGAATCCCAAAGCGGCATCAACGAGCAGTTAAACGCGCGCAACTTCCAGTTCAAGAGCACGGTGCTCGCGCTCGGCACGCAGCTGGGCGACATCGTCTCGTTGACCCATCCGTCGCTGCCCAACCAGGCGGCGAGCTCCGTCTCGGGGCACGGCTACATCGAGGGGCGCGTCGCCAGGTGGGCGCTGAATCCCGACTTCTCGATCGACTTCCAGTGCTCGTCGACGACTGACGACATGTACGATCTGATCGTCGGCCCCAAGCCGGCTGACGTGGCGCCGCCCGCACCGCCGCCCGAACTGCTGCAGTCGCCTACGGGCCTGGCCTGGATGCCGAATTTTCTCGCACCCAAAACGGGCGACCCGATCTATCCGCCCTGGGAGCGCACGTTCGCGCTATGGCAGGACTACGTGATCACCAAGGACGGCGTGTGGGTGCCTCGCATCTGGG